AAGAGAAAGAAACAGCAAACATTAGATGTAGGCACGAGGGAGCTGAAACGACTTCTGATAGAGCAACGCAAATATCTTTTAGAGATGACGGAGATAATGAAGTAGGTTCGATAAAATCTTCTGGTTCTGCAACTTTTTATAATACATCTTCTGACTATAGATTAAAACAAAATGAAAAAGATTTTAACGGATTAGATTTAGTAGATAACATAAAAGTATATGACTTTGAGTGGAAAAAAGATGGTGGTAAAGATTATGGAGTTTTTGCACACGAATTACAAGAGATAGTACCAGAAGCAGTTTCAGGAGAAAAAGATGCAGAAGAAATGCAAAGTGTAGATTACTCTAAACTTGTGCCGATATTATTAAAATCAATACAAGAGTTAAAACAAGAAATAGAAATACTTAAAAATAATTAATTATGGCAAATACTTATAATTGGAAAATTAATGCGTTAGACGCAAAAATTCAAGAAGGCGATAACAGCGATGTTATCTACACAGTACATTGGAGTTATATTGCTCAAGACGAATCTGAAGACCATACAGCAAGTTCAATAGGTACGTTAGGTGTGACTTATGACCCAGATAACTTTATTCCTTATGCTGACTTAACTAAAGACGATGTAATCGAATGGTTAGAAGCAGGATTAGATGTTGAAGCGATTAAAACAAATTTAGATAATCAAATTGAATTACAAATAAATCCAGTAGATGAGGTTTTGAGACCTGACTGGGATTAACTATATTTGAATATAAATTTAATATTATGAGCGAAATAAAAGATTGTATCGAAACAAAAGAACTTGAGAAATTACAAGAATCTCAAAAGAAGTTTGCTGCTATTAAGCACGACTTAGGACAGCTTGAAGTACAGAAACACGGATTACTACATTTGTGGGCAGGTATTCAAGAGGAAGAAAATAAGTTTAAACAAGAGCTAGAAGAAAAGTATGGTAAAATAAATATCAACTTGGAAGATGGTTCTTATGAAGAAATCAAAGAAGAAGATAAAAGTTAATACTATGAAAAACGAAGTAAGTGAAAACACAAAGCTAACACTAGACCTACGAACAATAGGAATAGTAATTGCAGGAGCAGTTTCACTTGCTTTAATGTACACCGACCTAAACGCAGGTATACAAGAAGCTAAACTACTTCCTGAACCTAGCATATCACGAACTGAATACGATTTGAAAGACCAGTTAATCCGTGAAACAATCGAAAATACAGCAAAGCAAGTTGAGGAAAACAGCAATAAGTTAGATAAAATAGACGAGAAGTTATATGAAATCATACAGAGATGAAAAATTTAATTGCCCTAATTGCATTGTTTGTATATGCAATAGCTAGTAGTCAAGATTATACTGTTCTACATATCAATAGCTCTTGGAACTTTAAAAATGATTATAAACAACTAAATCAGATTGAAGGTGCTAGAATAGTAAAAGCGTTATTAGAAGACCAAAAACCAAGCATTAAACGTCAAATAAAAGCTGTGCCAGTTATATTTATATATAAAGGAAGCAGTTTAATAGGTAGGTGGGATGCTGATATTTCTTTAACAATAAAAGCTCCTGTAGAAGAAATGCAAGAAGCAATAGACAATTCAAAATACAGAAGAGTAGCAACTAATGAATAAACAACAAAACGGAAATAATCAACTAAACGAAATAAGAAACGAGTATAACAATAGAATAAAAAATAAATCTATTTTAGGAAATGCCATAAGAATATTTTGGAATAATAATAGAAGATTTAGAACAATATGATTAGTAAACATATATCAGAAAAAGAAGCAACTAAAAGCGTTACAGCTTTACGATTAGGTATAGATAATACGCCTAATGGAGATAGTTTAAGTAATATGAAATTAGTAGCAGAGAAAGTATTTGAACCATTAAGAGAGTGGGTCGGAGGTGCAATTAAAATAAACTCTTTTTATAGGTCAATTGCTTTAAATGAAGCTATAGGAGGTTCTAATAGAAGTCAGCATTGTCAAGGTAGAGCTTTAGATATAGATGATATATATGGTTATAAAACAAATGCAGAAATGTTTCATTATATAAAAGATAATCTTGACTTTGACCAAATGATATGGGAGTTTGGTAATGAAGATAATCCTGATTGGGTACATGTATCGTATGTAAGTGAAGAAAAGAATAGAAATAAAATATTGAAAGCTGTTAGAGATGACGGTAAAACTAAATATATAGATATAACAAATGCCTGATAAAAAGAAATTTAAAGATACTACTGTTGGCAAATTATTATTTGGTGCTGCATCAGTTATTAATCCTACACTTGGAAATGTACTTAATGGTGTAAGTTCACCTAAAGAAGCTATAGCAGAAATTACTAAAGCAAAGATACCTACTGAAGACAAGATAAAATTACAAACACTTATATATGAACAACAAAATAAAGAGATGGAAGAAATCAGTACAAGATGGAAAGCTGATGCATCTAGTGATAGTTGGCTTAGTAAAAATGTTCGCCCTCTTGTTCTTATTTGGTGCATTGTGGTATTTAGTTTTGCAGGTATATTGGATTCTGTTAATTCAATCGATTTTCAGATAGGACCATTATGGAATGACACCTTTGAAAAAGTAATGATGGCTGTAGTATTAGCATACTTTGGTGGTCGTACAACAGAAAAAGCAAGTAGTATTATAAAAGGAAAGTAATGCCAAAGAAAACTGTTGTAAATAAATATAAATCTAATAGTCGTAAAAGAAAAGGCATACACGCCAAAAGCAAATCAAGTAAAGTCAAGTCAAGTAAAAATTACTTAAAAAGATATAGAGGACAAGGAAAATAAGTCCTTTATGAATTTAATAGGTATTTTTTACTATCTTTGTGAATTCAATAGGGTGTTAAATGAATACTCATTGATTTTCTTTGTTTTCATTGTTTGAGAAAAGAGTAGCAGAAATGTTGCTCTTTTTTTGTTGCATCTGACATTTTTTGTATATATTAGCAAAATGAAAAATTTGCAAAGTAAATTGGTGAATGTTCAAGCGACCTTGAAAGCACCTAAAAATCAACGAAACAATTTTGGTAATTATAATTATAGAAGTTGTGAGGACATTTTAGAAGCAGTCAAACCTATTCTCAAAAAAGAAGGTTTAACTCTCATGTTATCCGATTCTATAAATAATGAACCATTATATGTTACTGCTACTGCGACTATTTCAGATGGTACAGATAGTATTAGTGTATCTGCACAAGCAGGTATAGACCCTAATAAAAAAGGGATGGACGTTGCACAAAGTTTCGGTGCATCTAGTAGTTATGCTAGAAAATACGCTTTAAACGGCTTATTTTTAATAGATGATACAAAAGATGCAGACGCAACTAATATGCACGGAAAAGTGTCTAAAAAGGCTTCTACGGGCACATTAGAGGACAATAAGCAATGGTTACAAAAGAATTCTGCACAATTTAATAACGTTTTAAAGGCGATTAAAGAAAAAGGATTTACTATTGCTGATGTCAGACAAAAATACAAAGTAAGTAAAGAAGTCGAAAAATTATTAACAAAATAAATTTTAATTATTATGAGTGAAAAAAATTATGTAGGTAGTGGAAAAAAAGTTGGAAACTACGATTTAGTAAACTTTTCTATTCAGTTAGATAGGTTAAATGATTTTGCATTTGAAATGAATGGCAAAAAATATGTTAAGTTATCAATGGGTAGAAAAAAAGAAGTTGACCAATATGGTAAAACACATTCAATTTGGATTGATGAGTGGAAACCTGATGCAACTACTCAAGCTCAGCCACAGAAAGCTGAAACTGATTTACCCTTTTAACTAACCTAATCTTAGAGTGCCTAGTGTTTTTTTCTGTGTATTCTTAGTTATTGTTATTAGCTAGGCACTTTGAGATTAAATTTAAGACAATGAAAAATTATATTAATATTAACTTATCATTTATGAATACAAATTTATCTATACAGGAAGCAGTCGTTTTATCGCATATTCAAGCATTGGCAGTTAAAAAAGATTACTGTTATGCTTCTAATCAATCGATTTGTAATACATTGAAGCTCAACGACAGAACTTTATACAGAATATTAAAAAAGCTAGAAGACAAAGATTATATAAGAAGAGAAACTAAAAGTATTGGCAATCATGGAAAACAAAGAAAAATATTTATTAGCCCAAATGCCAGGCTTGTCAGTTCCATGTAATATAACATGTTATATATAAATTAAATATATAACATAGTATATATATACATAGTGTAATACATAACAACAATGAAAACAGAGTTTGAAAAAATTGGTATATTGCCAAAGAGCGACCATGCTCAACAAAAAGTAAAGTGTCCTAATTGCTATAAGATTGGCAAAGAAAACTATAAAGACCCTTGTTTAAGTATAAACTTAGAAACAGGTCAATTTCTTTGTCATAAATGTAGCTGGAAGGGTTCTGTAAAAAAGAAATATTTTATGCCCGAGAATAAAGTTTACCAAAAGCCTGTAAAGAACAACTTAAAGAAGCTAAATCAAAGAGCAAGGAAGTTCTTAAACAAAAGAGGTATAACAGATGAGGTCATAGAAACAAATAAGATAGTAAGTTCAAAGGATGGCAAAAGTATTGTTTTTCCATATTTTAGAAACAATGAACTTATAAATTATAAAACTAGAGGTATAAATGATAAATTCTTTACACAAAGTCGTAATGGTTTGCCAATTATATACAATTATGATAGGGTTGCCAATGAAAAATTAATTATCATTTGTGAAGGAGAATTAGATTCATTGAGTTGGGAGGTAGCTGGCATTACTTGGCATACATCTGTAAATATGGGTGCTCCTAACGTAAATGATAAAAACCTAGATAAAAAGTTAGAATGTATATCTGGTTGTTATGAAGTATTTGACCAAGCTAATAGAATATATGTGGCAGTCGATGAGGATGATAATGGTAGATATTTACAAGAAGAGTTAGTTAGAAGATTTGGTGCTGAAAAATGTAAGATAGTTAGTTTCAAGCCTTATAAAGATGCCAATGAATTATTATTGTCTGAAGGTATTGAAGCATTGAAAGATAGAGTAAGACATGCCACAGACCCTAAAGTTGAAGGTATATTTGGCATTGATGATATATATGATTCAATGTTAGATGGTTATAGAAATGGTCAGGAAAGGGGTACTACAACTTATATACCAAGTGTAGATTCAGCATGGACTTGGCGAAATGGTGAATTGAATATATGGACAGGATACCAAAATGAAGGTAAAAGTATGTTTCTTAATCAATTGGCATTATTAAAAGCAGTTTATGATGGTTGGAAGTTTGGAGTGTTTTCACCTGAGAATATGCCAATAAATGATTTTTATAATGATTTGATTGAAACGTATATCGGCAAATCAGCAGACCCATACTTTGAAAGTAATTATATGAGTGAAGATGAGTTCAAAGAGGGTATGGAATTTATGAAACGTCACTTTTTTATAATATATCCAAAAAAAAGTTATAAATTAGAAGATATATTTGAAAGGGCTAAGTTTTTAGTCAAGTCAAAAGGCATACGTTCTTTGATAATCGACCCTTACAATACAATTCAACATAGGATGCAGTATGGAGAGAGAGAAGATTTGTATATCAGTAGATTTATGAGTGAGTTAAAAAGATTTGCAATTGAGAATAAAATATCAATTCATTTAGTTGCACACCAAGTTACACCTCAAAAAGATGATAATAATAAATATTATAAACCTGATTTAAATAGAATTAAAGGTGGGGGAACATTTTCAGATAAAGCCGACAATGTATTATTTGTTTGGCGACCTAATAGAGCAGTTGATTTTTCAGATACATCTGTAATATTTGGCAGTCAAAAAATAAAGAAACAAAAACTCGTAGGTTATCCACAAGAAATACATGGCATAACTTTCGATAGAAAATCATCGAGATATTTTTTTCATAATGAAACACCATTTGAAGAAATAGATAAGTTTCGATGCGAAGAAGAGCAAGAGTAGATGCTAACCAAAAAGAAATAGTTGCCAAACTAAGAGATATTGGTTGCTCTGTTTTACACACACATCAGCTCGGCAAAGGTGCACCAGATATTATTATTGGATTTAATAATCATAACTATCTTATAGAATTAAAAGATGGTAATAAATCTAAATCTCAACAGAAACTTACACCAGATGAAGTTGAATTCCAAAAAGAATGGAAAGGCAACTATCATGTTTGCAATAGTCTTGAACAAATTAAAACGATTCTTAATGTCTAAAATACTTAATATTTTGGCAAAGAGACATAATGAATGGATTCGTATGGCTAGTAGTTTCAAAATTAGTAATGAAGATGCCAATGAAATAGTTCAAGAGATGTATTTAAGAATGCATGATTACGTTAAAGATGTAAATAAGATTATGTATAATGATAAAGAAATAAATACATTTTACATTTATATTACACTTAGAAATATATTTTATAGTAAGTTTTTGCAGTTTGGTAAAGCAGTTAAGAATAAAAAAATATATTTATTTAGTGAATTCAACAGAGATGATTTACATAAATTATATGAAGACCATATAGAAGATTACAATAATTTAATTGACAATTACGAAAAAAAGATTAAATTAGACAAGTTGTTTGATGTAATTGATGATGAGATTGATAGTTGGTATTGGTATGATAAAAAAATGACTAAGTTATATTTTAATACCAAAATGAGTATGAGAGACATAAGTAAAGAAACAAAAATAAGTTTAAGTTCAATATTTAATACATTAACTAATGCCAAAGAAAAAATTAGAAAAAGAGCCAAAAAAGAGTATCAAAGATACAAAAAGTAAAGGTCTAGGAGATACACTAGAAAAGGTGTTCAAAAAAACAGGAATTGATAAAGTAGCTAAATGGGTATTAGGAGAAGATTGTGGATGTGATGACAGAAAGGAAAAGCTAAATTATTTATTCCCTTATTACAAACCTGAGTGTTTAACAGAAGATGAGTTTGAGTATTTAGATAAATATTTTAAGGCAAATAAATCTACTGTGCATCCACAAACACAAAAGAAACTTTTAAGCATATTCAATAGAGTTTTTCACCAAAACAAAAAGATGACAAGTTGTGGTTCATGCTTTAAAAAAGAATTACACAATAAATTGCATAGAGTATATCTTGAATACTTAGATGAGTAGTCTTATTAGAAATAGAAAGAAAGTAAGACAAGTAATAGATTTTACAGGTGTTCAAAATGGCAAAATGCATCCTTCAGATATTGATGCAGTTTTAGAATTTGACAATGATATATTAATTCTAATAGAGGTTAAGTATAAATTTAAAAAGATACCAACAGGTCAAAGACTTTTACTTGAAAGGATTTGTGATTCATGGCATACAAAAAAATCTATTGTACTAAAAGTCGAACATGATTACGAAAGTGATGAGGAAAACATACCATTAGAAAATTGTAAAGTAACTGCAATTTATTATGATAAAAAATGGATTTATTATTCTGAACAATACGATTTTAAACACTACATAAATAAGCTAGGCGAGAAGTGGGAATGTAAAAAATGTAGATTTTAAACAATTATATACTTATTTATTATTTATATATGCCATTACTTAAACCAAAACGATACGAGCAAAAAGAAAACTTCTTAGGCAGATTTATGAATAATGCCAAGATGATTATAGAATATCCTGACCCTAAGCAAAGATATGCAGTAGCTATGGATATTTGGAAAAAGAAATTCAACTAAACTTGCATAATTAATTAATTATTATTTAATTTGTTTCAAACAAAGAAACAATGAGAATAATTTTAATACTATTAATTATGTTTATACAAAGTTGTACAAAGGAGAATTGTGATTTAAGTTACTATCCTTCGCCACCTAGATTAGACCCACACCATGTAGAGTATGGAGACAATTACGTTAGATATGTTTTTGTTTGTATAAATGGCAACAATGAAGTTTACGATTACTATATATCTGGTGATTGTTGGGAATTAGATTACACACAAACTTATAATTACGATTGCAAATGAAAGATTTATTTACAACATTAGATGGTGAAGTTTGGGACAGAAACGAACTTGTAGAAAAAGCAATACAAGATAAATTCTATTATGGTTATTTATCTAAGGCATGTTTATCTAGTAGTGCAATAAGCCAATTACTAAAGTCTCCTAGAGAATATAAGAAACAAGATGATTTACCTACTGAATCTGATGCCCTTGCACAAGGTTATTTATTTCATGCAAGTATATTAGAAGAAGATAAATTTAATGAGTGTTTGTTCTTAGATGTAAAAACTAAAGCAAACAAAGAATATAAACTTGCCAAAACTGAAAGGTGGGATGTCTTTACAATTCGAGATAGGGATAAAGCATTACAGATGAGAGATAGATTTTATAATTGTCCTGATGCTAGAGATTTAATAGCTGATTGTGATTTTGAAGTACCACAAATAAATTACTTAATGGATTATCCATTTAGAGCAAAAGCTGATGCTTTAGGTAGTTTACTAATAGATTTAAAGAGTACAAGTGATTTAAATAAATTTAAGTATAGTGCAAAGGCATGGAATTATGATAGTCAATGTTTCATATATTGTAATTTGTTTGGCAAATCATATAAAGATTTTAGATACATAACTATTGATAAAACTCCTACAAATGAAATTGGTATATTTGATGTAAGTGAGGATTTTTATTATAGTGGAGAACAGAAAGTAGATATGGCAATAAATGTTTATGAGAGATATATTAAAAATGATTTCGACTTAAATGATTACTTAGTTATAGAAACTTTATGAAAGATGGTATATTTAGACAAGGATGCGTGTTATGAAGATACTTTGTTATGTTTACAAACGCACACAACAACACTAACCGATGTGGTTATAATTTTACAGCACTACGAACAACAAGAAGAATATGAGTGTTGTAGTGGTATATTAAAAGCAATTAATGAGTACAAGTCATCCCTTCGAGTTCTTGAATGTAGAGATTGAAAACATAGAATATTATACTGAGTATAAAAATAATTTATGTCAGTTTATAATTAGGAATGGTTCTTATAAAAAAAGTTCTAATTTACATAATAGACAAAGGATAGTTCCAGAAGATATGAGAAAACTACTAAAAGAAATTCAAGATATAGAAATATTAATATATAAATTAAAGTATGAAAAATACGTATAGAAAATTATTACAAAAAGAATCTCCTAATTTGTATAAGAATTATGAATCTATTATGCTAGAGCAGTTTGAATTATTCTGTAAAAAGCAATTAGATTATGGTATAAGTAATATAAGTACAGGAGCTGACTTAGATACAGAAGAGGGCAAAAAGTTTGCATTATCTGGATTATGGTTTAGAATGAATGACAAGATAAGTCGTTGGAAAAACTTAATCATTAAGAATCGAAAAGCCAATAATGAATCGCTAGTTGATACGTTTCAAGACTTAGGAAACTATTCAATTATATCACAATTAATAAGTAAAAATCAATGGAAGAATTAGAAGACAATAAAAAGAAACCTGATGGTCGCAAAAACAATGGTGCAGTCAAAGGCATCTCAAGAGGTCAAGGAAGAAAACCTAAAGCGACTGAAAAGAAGTTAAGTAGTTTTGCTTTACAGAGTATGAAGAAAGTATTTGGTAGTGAAGAAAAAGCATGGTTAGAACTTGCCAAGATGTCAAAGGAAAGTTTCCCTCACATGAGATTACTTTGGGAGTATAAATATGGCAAACCAAAAGAAAGAAAAGAAATGGATATTAAAACAGAAGTAAACATTCCTGTTATTAATTTCTTAGATAAAAAAGAAGATACTATTGATATTGAAGCAGAAATAGATGAGGAATCTGAATCTAAATAAAAAATATCAAGCTCTATTCAATTCAAAGAATAGATATTTTGTAGTTACGGGGGGTCGTGGTAGTGGGAAATCATTTGCAGTCAATACCTTTTTAGTATTACTAACCTTTGAAAAAGGACACAGGATATTGTTTACTCGTTTTACGATGACTTCAGCAGGTATGTCAATTATACCTGAATTTATTGAGAAGCTAGAATTAATGGGTATTGCTCAACAATTTACAATAACTAAAACAGAAATTATAAACAATTTAACAGGCAGTTCAATATACTTTAGTGGTATTAGAACAAGTAGTGGAGACCAAACTGCAAAGCTAAAGTCAATTCAAGGGGTATCTACATTTGTATTAGATGAAGCAGAGGAATTAACAGATGAAGAGAGTTTTGATAAAATAGATTTTAGTATTAGGGCAAAAGAAGTGCCGAATAGATGTATATTAATTCTAAACCCTACTACAAAAGAGAATTGGATATATCAAAGGTTTTTTCAGAATAGAGGCATCCCTGATGGATTTAATGGTAATATGAATGATATAACTTATATTCATACTACATACTTAGATAACAAAGAACATTTATCTGAATCGTTTGTAGCACAAATAGAGGATATGAAAGTTAGAAGACCTGAGAAATATAAGCATCAAATAATGGGTGGATGGTTGCAGAGAGCAGAGGGAGTTATATTTACTCATTGGAATATGGGTAAATTCAATAAGGATATAGATTCAATATTTGGTTTAGACTTTGGTTTTAGTGTAGACCCCTCAGCTTTAGTTGAAGTTGCCATTGATAAAACTAGAAAAATTATTTGGTTAAAGGAACACTTTTATAAAACAGGATTAACAACAAGTCAAATATTTGATTTATGTATCAGATGTTGTGGCAAGAATTTAATCGTAGCTGATAATAGTGAACCAAGACTTTTGGCTGAATTAAAAGTAAAAGGTTTAAATATAGTGCCGACAATAAAAAAGAAAGGAAGTATACTCACAGGAATTAGTTTAATGCAAGATTATAATATTATAATTGACAATTCAAGTGTTAATTTAATTCGTGAATTTAATAACTATTCATGGAAACTTACAGGTGCTATACCACAAGATAATTTTAACCATGCTATTGATGGAAGTAGATATTCAATTCAATATTTATTAACTCGTTCTGTGCCTCATGGTAGCTATTTTGTAAAATAATTTACAGAGGTATATTTAATTTTTTATATTTTTTATTTGGATATGTCATGTGGAATGTATAGTATTGTATAAACATTAAAACAATTATTATGAAAACAATTGAAAACGTAGAAGAACATTGG